GCCGCCGCTTGTTACAGACGTGGACTCCAGTTATCCACAAGCAGGTCAGATTGACACCCTTATTTCTGCGCAGAAGGGTGTCATCCAGAACGAAAAGGGTGTCATCCACGACGTGAAGGGTGTCACAGCTATGACACCCGAATCTTCAGAACCGCCAAAGAACCGAACCCCCCTACCCCCCGAGGGGGGAGCGACGGGTTTCGATCAAGTCTTTGCGGAATACCCGAACCATGCCAACCGGGCGAAGGCAGAGCGGCGGTGGCGCCGGCTCGGGCCCGACGCGGGATTGCAGCAGGCCATGCTCGCGGCCATCGCCGTGCAGCGGCACAGCGTGAAGTGGACGAAGGACAAGGGCCAGTTCGTGCCCGAGTTCCACACCTGGCTGCGCAATGCGGGGTGGCGTGACGACGTGAGCGAGCGTGGCCCGGTCGTGCCGTGGGACACCAACCGCAGCACCATCGAAGCCAAGGCTGCCGAGCTTGGCATGGCCCCTTGGAACGAGAGGGACCTGAGCGTCAACCGTGAGACTTTCCACGCCTACACCGAGCGCGTGCGCCGTCTGGTCGAGCAGGAGGCTGAATGCGCATCGACCTGAAGCTCGACGGCATCGAGTCCGTGCGCGGTGCGCTCAACAAGCTCACTGGCAATCAGGCGCGCGATGCGTTCGCCGCGGCTCTCAACGACACGGCCTTTCGTGTTCGCCGAGAGATGCAAAAGGAGATGCGGACGGTCTTCGACAAGCCGACGCCATACATCCTCAAGAGCGTGTATGTCCGGCAGGCCACGCGGCAGCGGCAGGATGTAGCTATCGAGCCCACCTACTTCGGCGGCAAGGGAGTCGACCCGCAGAAGATCCTTCAGGCGCAGGAGTTCGGCGGCAGGCGCACGGACAAGCGCAGCGAGGTGGCGCTGCGCCGTGTGGGCATCCTGCCTGCTGGCTATCAGACGGTCATTCCTGCGAGCCCATACCCGGGCAGCGATGACGGCCGGGGCAACCTGCGCGGCTCATTCCTTTCGCAGTTGCTGTCGTACTTCCGTGCGTTTGGCGAGCAGGGCTACCGGGCCAACATGACGGACAAGCGTCGGGCGCGCGTGCACCAAGGCTCGAAGAAGGTCGATGGCCGTCGCTACTTCGTGGCCTATGGGCGCTTGCGCAGTGGGCCCACGGCACACCTGCCCCCTGGCATATGGGCAGCAGCGGGCACGCATGGGGTTGATGTGCGCCCCGTGCTGTTGTTCGTGCAGGTGGGTGAGTACGTGCCGCTGCTCAGCATGGAGTCGGTGGCCGAGCATGCCGATGTTGATGCGTACATGGCGCGTCGGCTGCGCTACCGCATCAGGCAGGCGGTGGGCGAATGAAGATGGCCAAGGCAGGCGTGCACCACCGCAGGGCGCCTAGGGGGCGATGCGAGAAAACAACATCGACCGGGCAGGGGCGCGGGTCCCTCCTGGAGGCGTGCTGTGCGGGTAATTCGAACCGCGTCCTCGGACTGTTCACCGACCTTCCTAAGGGGGTTAAGTGAAGGTAGTTGAGGCTATGTGCGTGGGTATCACGCAAGCGGAGTTCGCTGTGCTGGTCGGGGTGAGTGAGGCGAAGGCGAGCCAGCTGGTGGGCGAGGGCGTCATCGAGCGCGGCCAGACCGCGCACGCGTGGCTGCTCGCCTACTGCGAACGGCTGCGCGAGGTGGCCGCTGGCCGCGCATCGGCCGAAGCCGGCGGCCTCGACCTCGTGCAAGAGCGCGCCAGGCTCGCGCGCAGCCAGCGCGAAGCACAGGACATCAAGAACGCCGTCGCGCGTGGTGAGTTCGCGCCCATCGGCCTGCTCGCCGACGTGCTCGGCATGGCATCGAGCGCGGTCGTGGATCGCTTCGAGCAACTCGAGGGTGCACTGCGCAAGGCGTGCCCTGACTTGCCGGACGAGGCGAAGGCCACCGTGCAGCAGGTCATTGCGAACGCGCGCAACGAGTGGATTCGCGCGACCGAAAAGCTCGTGGTGCTCGAGCTGGATCGGTTGGCATCCGACGAAGAGGGCAGCGCCGAGGACGCGCTCGGCGAAGAGGCGGGGCAGTAGTGGCCGAGTACGTTTCGCGTGAAACATTGCGCGCCGTGATCCACGCGGTGAGCCTCGGCCTTGGCAGTCTGCGCGCCGAGGTCTTTCAGACGCTCAGCGAGTGGGCCCGCGACAACTTCAAGCTGGCCGGCGAAAGCTCGCATCAGAAGGGCGGATGGATCGCGTGGTTCTTTCAGATCGGCATCCTCGACTTCATGAGCGATGACCGCATCGAGGAACTCGATGTGATGAAGTCCAAGCGCGTCGGCTACACGAAGATGATCACCGCCTTCGTGGCCTACAACATCGCGCACCGCCGGCGCAAGCAGGCGCTTTGGCAGCCGACAGACGACGACCGCGACAGCTACGTCAAGAGCGAGATCGATCCTATCCTCGATGCGCGCGACGGCGTGCCCTCGGTGCAGGCGGCGCGCCGCAAGGGTGGCGGCAGCGACGACACCATCAAGATGAAGAAGTTTCGCGACAGCGTTCTTCATCTGCTCGGCGGGAAGGCCAAGAGAGCCTATCGGCGCATCACCGTGGCGATTGCCATCCTCGATGAATGGTCCGCCTTCGACCAGACCATCGAGAAATCAGGCGACCCGGGCGGCTTGGCGAAGGGCCGCCTCGAAGGCGCGCCCTATCCGAAGTTTGTTGGCGGCTCGACGCCTGGCTTCAAAGGGCTCTGCCACGTCGAGCGTGCCGTGCTCAACGCCGAGGGCTTCGTTCGCTTCTACATCGACTGCAAGCACTGCGGCCTTGAGCATCCGCTCGCGTGGGGCGGCAAAGGAAAGCTGCACGGCTTCAAGTGGGACCGCGGCAACCCCGCCAGCGTGCACCATGTCTGCCCGCATTGCCGCAAGTCCATTCGGCAAAGCGACTTCCTGCAGGGCGGACTCCCAATGCAGGGCACTTGGGTGTGCGAGAAGACGGGCAAGAGGTTCGGTCCGGACCGGGTGTGGCGCGACAGCGCCGGCATGCCCACTTGCCCGCCGAAGACGCTGGGCGTGCACATCTGGGCCGCGTACAGCCCGCAGCGCACCTGGGAAAGCATCGTCAAGGAATTCGAGGAAGCGCTCGACGCGCTCGCCCGAGGCGACTCGGGGCCGATGCAGCTCTTCGTCAACGAGACGCTCGGCGAGACATGGGAAGTCGTCGGCGAGCGCACCGATGAGCATGCGCTGCAATCGCGTGCCGAGGACTACCCACTGAAGACGGTGCCGGCGGGCGGCCTGATCCTGACAGCGGGGGTGGACGTGCAGCGCGACCGTTGGGAAATCGACGTGTGGGCGTGGGGGCGCGGCTTGGAGTCCTGGCACGTCGACCACCACGTCATCCATGGCAATCCTGCGTCCGAAGATGACTGGGCGCCGGTCGCGGCCTACCTGTCGAGCCGCTACGTGCAGGCTTGGCATGGCGGCTCGATGGGGTTGAGCGCAATTTCCATCGATTCGAGCGACCAAACGCAGGCGGTCTACAACTGGGTGCGCAAGACGCAGCACCAGCTTCCGAGGCTGCGCGCCATCAAGGGGCGAGGCGAAGAGAACGTGCCCGTCCTGGGGCCCAGCAGCCCGCAGGAGGTGCGTTGGAACGGCACGAAGATTCCCAACGGCATCAAGCTGTGGAATGTGGGCATCGACTCGGCGAAGGACCTGTTGCTCGGGCAACTCGCCATCGAGAAGCCGGGGCCAGGTTTCGTCCATTTCAGCCAGGAGCTGTCGCAAGAGTGGTTCGAGCAACTCACGGCCGAGCAGCGCATCCTTGTGAAGGTCAACGGGAAAGAGGCCTACCGCTGGGTCAAGCGCAGGCCACGCAACGAGGTGCTCGACAACCGCAATTACGCGCTGCACGCCGCCTTCGGCCTCGGCCTTCACAACTACACCGACAAGCGTTGGAGCGACCTCGAGGCCTCCGTGCAGCCGGCTCGCGATCTGTTCTCGGCGCCGGTGCCCGCAACAGCCGCCCCTCCGACGACTCAACCGACACCGTTCGCATCGGAGCCCGCCAAGGCGACTGCTTTCGCCGACGCGGACATTTTTTCTCCTATTGCCCTCAACTGAAAATGACAGAACTACTTGACCACGACGAGCCGATGGCGATCATTGAAGAAGAGGCGCGCGCAATGGCGCAGTGCTTTGGTGTGGCCGCGCCAGACGAAGCAGCTGCCTCGCTGATCGACCGAATCCTCTTGCGACTTGGCGGCGCACATATCTATGTTCCGAAGCGTCGCGCGCGATCACGTCGCCGTGATCGGGTAGAACTGCAGAGCCGATTCAACGGCAGCAATCTGTTTGAACTGGCAAAAGAGTTCGGTATGACGCCGAGGCACCTTCGCAGGATACTGGCAGGGGAGCGCGAACGGTAGAGGCGGCTCTGCTAGAGATGCAAAGTTCAATCAAGTGCAGGCCCATCAGGGCCGACATTGGTGATCGGGTCTCTCTCGTATATGTGCCCGCCGAAGAGGGCGTTAAACGCAGTTTCGGCATCGCGAAGAAAGTTCAGGATGCCGTCAAGAAGTTCGCGAAAGGTGGCGCAACGCCAAATCACATGGGGAGAAATCTTGATCAGTGTTTCGCGTAGATAGCTGTCCAAATCTAAGGGAGCTGCCGTGAACTCATTTGTCCCCATATTTGGACTGATGGTGCGGACATTGAACATTGAAAACATGTTCACTGGTAAAGAATAGATGGCCTGAAGACGCTCAAACTCTTTTAGGGATTTGGGATCAAGGCTATTGCATCGCTCGGTCCTGATTGGGCTGAAGGGCTCGACGTACTCCATCACGCGATCCGCAGCATCTCCGACCCGAGGGCAGAAATATCGCTCCCACCAAACTTTGAAATAGCGTTGCTGCAATTCAAGGTAGGTCAATCCGATGATGTTGGTGTTTCGTGTGTACTGTTCAGCACCTGATTGGAGGCCGTGCTTCGAGACGATGAAGCCAATGTTGCTTCCAGTCTCGTGCATGACCGTAGTGAATGCGTGGACCACCGTCTGCGGGATGCTTGCATTCCAGTTCTTGCACTCGACCACATACCGGATCTTGTCGACGCTTCGGACGTCCACGGCGAACACGTCGAGTTCTACTTTGCCTCGCGGGGTCTCCACTTCGACTTCTGTCTCGGCATCGAGACCAATGTTGCGCAGCAGGCGCTTGACTCCTGATTGCAGCTCTTTCCAATCGTCGGGAAGTGGGTGGTCGATCATTTGGTAGTGGACATGATTTTGTGACATTGTCCAGCGGAAATGTCCGCGATGAACTGTTGTCATCGCATGCATGGGCATTTACCGCCACCTCACCGTTGCAGAACTCCAAGCGATGCGCACGCGCCTGATGGCGTCGCTGCAGGACCGACTCGCTTCCCCCACATCCGCCGCCCACAACGGGCGCTCTGTTCAGTATCAACAGAACGTCGCTGAAATCCGCAAGGAAATCGCGGCGTTGAGCGAAGAGCTCGAAGCCCGCGGCGCTGGTGTTTCCGGCGGCGCGGTGCGCGGCCCGATCTACATCGTTTGAAGATGAGCCGTCGCAATCGTCGCCTCATGCCCGCTGGCCCGCGCATCTCCGCGCCTGGCGCCAGCGGCCCCGCAGGCGCCGGAATGAACGCGCACGAAGCCGCGTCAACCAGCGACATGGCGCTGCATGGTTGGAACCCCATCGCCGGCAGCGCCGATGCGGATCTGCTGCCCGACCTCGACACGCTGACTGCACGCTCGCGCGACCTGGGCCGCAACAACGGCCTCATGGCCGGCGGCATGCAGACGATGCGCGACAACATCGTCGGATCGGTGCTTCGCCTCAGTGCGACGCCGGACTATCGCTTGCTCGGGTGGACGCGCGAGCAGAGCCGCGAATGGGGCAACGTCGTGGAGGCTAAGTTCCGCTCGTGGGCGGAGACCACCGAGTGCGATGCGGCGCGCACACAGAACCTGCTCGGCCTCACGCTGCAGGCCCTTGGCGGCGCCATGCTCAATGGCGACGCCTTGGGGCTGCCGCTGTGGTTGCCCCGTCCTGGCACGCGCTGGAACACGCGCTTGATGATGGTCGAGGCAGACCGGCTCGCCACGCCCCTGGGCCTCGAGCATCGCGACGACATCCGCAAGGGCATCGAGTTCGACCGTTGGGGCGCGCCTGTGGCGTACCACATCCTCAAGCGCCACCCGGGCGATGTGTTCGCGTTCGGCTTCTATGGCATGACGCGAGAGGCGCAGCTCATGGAATGGGACCGCATTCCTGCATTCACCGCGTGGGGCCGCCGTCGTGTCATCCACCTGCACGACAAGGAACGCACCGGCCAATCGCGCGGCAAGCCCGTCGTCACGGCCGTCATGCGCGAATTCCACATGGCCGGCAAGTACGCGGCGAACGAGTTGCAGGCCAGCCTTGCGAACTCGCTCGTTGCCGCGTTCCTCGAGTCGGACCTCGATCCGAACTCGGCCGCCGCTCTGTTCGGCGACAACCCGCGCGAACAATGGAATGCATCGGTGGCGCAGACACGCAACATCCGCCAGCTCAAGGGCGCGGCG